GGCGTTGCATTAAATTGCAATTGAAATTTGATATCAGCTCTCATGAATTGAAAGTTATCTAATTTATCCGCAATCAATGAACTACTATCGATGATGGCTTGGGGAAACTCATATTTCTTAAGATATTTAGTTTCCTTGTTATTGAGATCAGATAGTGTGTACATTTTAGGTACCTCACTACCAGTTGTCCAGGTGAAGCGATCTATCACGACTGGTCTGCTCACCATATCTCTAATATCGTGAGTGAAAGTATCTTCAGATGCCATGGCTATAGTATTAGATTCCATGGGTGCTAAAGAATGGGTTGCCTGCACATCCTCTTGGATGTTTGAGCGTGTTGTGGTTGTTTCTTGTTCAGGAACCACCCGATTATTATTATTATCGTCAGTATTCTGAGTTGTTATATTTCTAAACTAGCTGTACAACTAAAGGCTAGAAACCCCTCGGGTTTGCGGTGGGACTCCCTAAAACTAAATAGCTCTAAGTCCTAAATATGGCCTGATCATCAACTACAATTTTGGGTGTTCATTGTAGGTTGCTGGGCATCACCTTCAAGCGTACCATGAGTAAACGCTTGACGCACCGACTTGTCCTAGTTGTGAAGTTTGTAATTCATCGCGATATTCATCATATGTATATGCGCGAATTTCTAATCCTTCAGCACGACAAACTTCTATCCATGCTTTAGAATATTTATTAAATATATGACGAGAGTGAAGAGCTAATTCTGCGAGAGCAGTCTCAACATTCTCAATAGTCGCTGCTCGAGATCTATTTCCACGAACCCAAAGCACCATATCACAAATAACATATAACTCAAGAGGCGCAATAAAATATCCATTCTTATCTTTATGGAAGGATCTCTTGAGATATTTTATACTATCTAATGTTCGAGATTCTACTATCTTTCCCGTTTTTGCCTCATCAGTATATGTCATTCCAACGTCCTTTAAAGCTTTAGAAATTGTTACCTGATTAAACCATCTAATAACATTTCCTGAAATATTAAGTACATTATCATCACCAAAGCATTGTAGTGAGACGTGATCTTTGAAATCACACAAACTACCTAAATTATTCTCACGCTTTATAGTTAAATACGCATAACGCATAATTATCATATTAAATAGAGAATTTATAATAACCGTGAGGGGATTTCCGGATGGTTGAGAATGAGTCTGTTGAATCAATTCACCGCGCACCAAAACTCGAGCGTGAACTATTTCTTCAAATAGATTACGCCTTATCATGGCATTTTCATCACCATCATCATACCATTGATTCACAAGATCACAAATTCGCCATAGAACTTGCGCCAAAAGTGAACCATCAAA